GGGTCTAAGGGCTTCATGTAGTGACGTTTAGTTGTGTCCTCTAATGAGGTCATGTCAGCACCTGCTAGTACATAACCCTCTGGACACATCAAACAACCTCTTATGAGCTCTCCATAAGGCTTATCTACAGCAGGTAAGTTAACTAATGGCCTGTAGTGTTTAAACCTAAATGTATTAGTTAGACCTGCTACACCAGCCTGTAGCCAACCATCTTCATGGCAGTCTAGGAATGACTTTAATATGCCTGCCCTATGAGTAAGTACAGTGAGGCCATCCAGTAGGCCAACAGTATCATCAACATCAATGAGGTCAATAACACTTTTGCATAACTCACTGCCTTTTCTAACTTGTTCGATCTTTCTTTCATCACCTGTTTTCTTATCCCTTACAAATTTATATGTTCTAGGCTTCCACCCTAATGAATACAGCCAATCTTTAACCTGATCGTTAGAGTTAGGGTTGCCTCTCTCTTCACCTGTCTTAATAACAAACTGTAAGGATGTCACAGGTTGCTTATACTCTTTACAAAGTTCTACCCACTTCTCTCCATTAGCAGATAATGAACCATCTTTCTTGTGCATTACTTTAGGTTGTGATGCCATACGTGTTAATATCTTCTTAGGCATAGCATCAGCTAGTTGTTCTACTTTCTCTCCCTTAAGTCTACTTATTTCGTCGTAACCCTGTTGTGCTTTAGGCAAGTCTAATTTCCACTGTAGTTCCTCTTGTTCCCTAGCACAGTCTAATTTAAACGACAAGTAATCTACTAAACGATCTTTATCTTCACTGTTAGGGTACAGCTTATTTAACTTAAGTTCTAAGTCTCTCCATAGCCTAACATTAATCTTAACATCTTCATTACACCTATGAGCGTACTCTTCTTTACTCAGGTTATCCCAATCATCAACTACAGGTTTAGGAACTCCGTACTCTTCTCCATATTCCCCTAGACCATGTTTAAGCCTTGTGTGGTGTAAGTACCAACTAAGGGCAAGTGTATCAATCATACGTGCTTTAATCTTAATACCTAGAACCTTTTCTATTGCAGGGGCATCAAACCTAATTATGTTATGACCTACTAGAACTTCCTCAGTTAAGAAGAACTCAGCCATCTCGTTGTAGTCATGCGTATGAGTTACTTCTTTCCCATCTCTTGAGTAAGATAAGACATGAACTTTGGTTAACTCATCTAATAAACCATCTGTTTCTATGTCAAAAACTGTTGCCATTATTTATATTCCCTCTCTTAATGTAAATGTATCTAGGTTAAATATCATAGTACCTGCTAGTCCTTCTTCACTACATGGTCTGTTCTTCTCAACCCTAATGTACGTAGTATTACGTTCTTCTAAGCTATCTGATTCTTTCTCCCGTGACAAGTCAATAACAACAGAAGCTCTCTGCCCTATCATCTTACAATACTTAGGGTCTCCGTTGTCATTAGTGTGAGCAATAGTCACGATACCTACGTTTAGTTCAGCCGCTAACTTTGATAACCTAATAGCTAGATCAGCAAGCATTGCTTCTTTACTCTCTTCAGATGATCCTACAACTACATCCTGTATGGGCTCAAAGAATACGAACTTACAACCACATGCCTGACTGAAGTACCTAATCTGATCACATAACTCTTCTGCACCCTGTCCATCACCCATAAAGAACTGATAGTATAACTCATCCTTTGTTAGCTTCTGGATAGCTCCTATAACCTTATCGTTAGCTCCCTTCTCTTCAATCAAATCCCTGCGTGTTAGGTTGTCTTTACACTCATAAGATACAAGACCTAATAAAGACCTCAGCTTAGTTTCTTCTACGTGCATTGCGGCAATAGGTACACCCCTAGTAATCATATTATACTCTAGGTATCTCATAACCTCAGTCTTACCTATGCCTGTTGGAGCTTTAATCACAGTGAAGTGACCTTGCATCAACCCTAAGATCTTATCGTCTAGTGCTTGTATACCTGTAGGCACGTACTCATGTTCTGGTGCATCCTGATATAGTGACAAGAAGTCTTCTGTTGTATTCATTACGTTCTCAGGTGTATGCTTACTAGCTGACCACCAAGCACCCTTAAACTCTTTTCCCTTACCATTCTGTAGGAAGTCATTAGCGTCCTTGTAGGGGTGGTGGTTAACCCTGTATACCTTGTTAGGGAATAACTTAGCTACCTTATCAGCTAATGCATTACCAGCATCATCAGTGTCTACCGAGAGGATAATCTTCTCAAAACTATCTAACCACTCCTTACAGTTCTCCCAGAGCTTCTTAGATGGTGTAGCTGATGGTAACGACACAACAGGATTAGAGAAGTTAGACTTGAGCATCTGTGATACTGATAGTGCATCTAATTCACCCTCTGTAATAGTAACCATCTTACTACAGCCAGCAGTAAATAGGTTCATGCCGAATAGCTCATCACCCTTAAAACCATTCTTAGCGTAGAAGCCTTTCTCCTTTAAGTTACGCACCTTAATTCCACCTGAAGGGTATATGTACTCTTGATGGTTATCATATGTTAAGACGTTGTAGTCTTCCATAATTCGTCTGTCTACACTTCTCATAGTGACAAACTCACCAGCTGAAGTATTCTGTATGTTCTTAGGTGTAAAGTCTCGTTCAATCACTTTGTACTCTCCATTATTTCCACTTAGGGGATATTTATCTTTTGCCCAATCAAACATCTTTCTCTTTGATGGGTAGCCTGTGTTACATGAGTGACACTTTCCGTACCCTTCAGTATTATAACTAAAGGCATCAGAAGAGCCACAAGTTTCGTATGGACAAGGTTGTCCGCCTATATTAGCCATGTGGCTCTCCTTTGTTTTATTACTTGTCTAACTTGATCTATAGTGACCTTAAACCATTCTTTACCCCCTGCGTCAACCCTATCCTCACAGAAATAATTGTGGAGATATTCCTCCATTTCAAACGGGTCGTCACACTCGTGCACGATTTCCATCCGAGCGACATAACCAAACTGAGGCATAGCTCTACCAGACGCATCTACTAAGGTTGCACCTATTTTACAAATTGAGGGTTCAAGTAACTCCCCTGTAACAACTGACTCCATCCTAAACACATAGACTGAAGGTTGGTTGAGTGATATTTTAGCCTCAATAAAACCCTCATACGTACTAGATAGAGCCAACAGTTCGGGATCAGATATAATCTTCTTACGTACTTTCTCCCACCTTTCTACTGTACGTTGATCAACACCAAGAGCATCAGCGTATTCTGCCGCAGATGGGACTTCAGTTACATTTACATTTCCACTTTGGTACTGGTTATTTCCACAACCACCTCTGGTACGAGTTCCAGAAGAAGCAGAAAGAGTGAAGTAATCGTACTCTTTTTTATTTTGTTTTGTGCTTTTTCTCATTCTGCTTCCTCCTTTGTTTGGTTTAAGTCTCTGTCATTTCACGCACTTTGTTACGTAGTCCGTCAGATTGTTTTAATAGTCGATTTGTCAAAGCCTCGGCAAACTCCTTATCAATACGTTTCATTACACCGTACTTCATTAAGGTGTACTGTTTCTTTCCGCTATCGTCAACTACTACTTCACCGTCTGGACCGAGGACTGGGTACTTATATTCTTGCTTTGATACGTGAACTCCTTCAGTCACTTGCTTGGATCGACGGGAATTAATAGAACGATCTTTAATTGTCTTCACTCCAGCATCTGCTACACGAAATGTATTATGTGACACACCTGCCAGATTTAAATCTATCCCATAAGGGGATACTTCATCCTGCGCTAAGTTTAGTTCCATCTGAATGTATTGTTGTGTTTGATTTGTTTGATTTGTCATATTTTAGTTCCTCTAGTTTATTTTAGTTAAGTCAATGTTGGTCTGTGTTAGAGCTTCTATCTCCAACCTATTCTCTTCAAGTACGTCAGCAAGCAATAGTAGAGACATAGCTTCCCAACTTTGCATCCTTACGCTAGTGTCTAGTGCGTGCATAACACTCTTATTAATCTGCTCTTTACCTCCCCAAATGCGCAGTCTGTTTGCTGATTGTAAAATACCTATTGAGCAAGCGTGTGGATCAAAGTCTTTCTCAATACTGTGGTCAAGTTCATGTTGTCCGAACTCATCAACGACCTCATCTCCACCATAGTATTCAACTACCTCATCATCAGTCATTGCCTGAATGTTAGCAACTATCTCAGCATTACGTAACCTTAACTCCTTCTTGGCATCTTTGTAACCCTCTAGTGTTGTAGCTTTCTCCGATAACTCAGGGTCTGCCATGATCTCCCTTCGGTCTTTCTCCCACCTTGTGACTGTGTCACGATGGACACCAAGTGCATCAGCATGGTCTTTTTGGGATGGAACCATTGCAGTATTTACTGCATTGATTTTAGCTTCTTCTGATTTCCTGTCGCCACCCCTTGTCTGAACACCCAAAGCCTCAGCACGTTGTACGTAGAAATACTCCTTCTCTTGACTATTAAGGTGACGACGAGCAACATTCTCAGATGTCACATACGAAATCGCCTCTTCTCTAGTCCCTTGAAACTCTACAAATACTGGATCAACATTAGCTTGTAGTGCGGCCTCATATCGGTGACGACCATCAAGTATTTTACCCTCATATGTAGTGATCTTACGATCTATTCTAAAACCATTACGTACCATATCCTCAGTAATATCGTCTACAGTCTCAGTCTTATGCGGCAACCACAAACAAATCTCATGGTATTGCCAGTCTGGTTTAGGTTTAGACATACTTGTCAACCATTCTTCATCATCCATACTTATGTTCCTTCCTATGTTTTTTAATCTTATTGTTGTTTAATAATCTTATGTAATAACTTAAGTTATATTCTTTATTAGGTATCTATGTATATAGGCTTTAAACTAAGTTATTATACTTCACGAATTGTTACAGTTTGTAGTATTACGTGATAATTACCCTTAAATTTAACTGTGGAGAACACTAAACATTTTTCATCTTATATAAAGCACTAGACTCCCAAATAGATATGGTTTTTTGAGTAACTCTATACTTAGTTGCTAACTCCTCCTGGGTTTTATTGTCGTAATATCTACTCTTTATTACATCCCTTTCTCTCTCTGTTAACAGGTTTAAGCCATTCTCTATAAACTCTTTATCTTCATACCCTTTCGATCCACTTTGTGCTGGTGCTATATACTCGTCATTGAACTCTACAGAGGGTTGTAATGCGTTTCTAATATCTTCTACACCTTCTTGTGAATATGTATTATATTGAGGTATGTGTTCACGACCTGCGGCAATAGCCCTAGTGGTTTGATTAACTGGTATATTCAAAACCTTTGTCTTTATGTTTACATATTCAAACATCGCTAGTCTTGCTACATTATATAGTTTAGAAGGGTGTACTTCAGGATCTTTATCTAACCTTTCGTATACAGCTAAGATACCTTCAGATATAAGATCATCGCGCATACTTACTTGATGGTACTTATAAGCTAGTTTCTTGCACATAATCATAATCTCGTCTGTACTTAATCTTCCCTTTTCTTCATTGTCCATTATTTATTCTCCATTATTTCCATTGCAGGGGGTTGTTGTTCTAACTCCTGTTGTCTCTGCTCAATCATGTATACAACATCTTGTATTGTCACGTCAGGGCAGAAGGTTAAAGCTGTAATTATATCATCCATTCTATCTCTCTCTTTCTTTACACTGTGGTTATATAGTATCTTTGAGCTTGGTGTCAATAGTTTATCCAGATCTAATTTATGTTTCATACTAGCTTTTTACCTTTTCCTTAAATGCTTGTAAACAGGTAATCATAGCTAAGTTACCAAAATCTGCTATAGCATTAGTCTTGTACTCATCAGAAGAGTAACGAGGTTTCTTGTAGGCTTCCATTGCGAGGGTCTCTAGTATATCAACACCCTTGACAGCCTCTAGGACACCACTTAGAGGGGCATTAGACTGTCTTAGCTCCATTATCATAGAAGCGTTCTTACTTATGGTTGTGCATAGCTCATTTACCTTGTCTGCTTGTGCTGTTGCTGTAGTTAATAGTATTACTGCTGTTGTTAATAAATATTTCATTTGTTATTCTCCTTTTACCAGTCATCACTGGATGTTAATTTTTCTGTTGCTGGGGCTAATTCTTGTGTCCCCGATTTAATTGCTTGTAGTTGGGCTTTTAGTAATTCTATTTCTAGGTTTGCTCTATCAAGGTCTAGTTGTTCTCTCTTTACTGATATGTTATATAATCTATTACAATCAATCTTTCTACCTTTGTTGCCTAGTTCTATGGTGAACTTGGCTATTAATGTTCCCTGTTGTCTTTCTGTATTAAATTCACTGCCAAAGGAAAAGTTCTTGTTTGATGTTTCATTCTGACTACAGCCAGAGCCGTTGCTTGTGTTTACGTTATAACTATCGGCCTGAGCTGAGGATGATAAGCCGACTGCAAGCGCGGCTAGACATAAAAGCTTTTTCATTTTGTTTACCTATCTCTCTTAGTGTTGTGCAGACTAGTAATTTTCTATTTGTATCTGCTTTAATCTTAAGTTTAATCTGTTTTACGCTATTAGGTAGCATCTTGAATATTATTTTTTCTGCTTTCCAATCTTTAGCGGGTTTGTAATCCTTTGTCAACACCTCAACTTCATAAACAGACGCATGAGGGTATCTATTTGTTAATTCATAGACCTTAGTTACTGAATTATTTAAGGCTATCTCGGTTTCTAGACTCGGCGACATCCCGTGTGCCGAGCCTAGAGTTGGTAGTAACACCAATGCTAGAATAGCAACTGGTTTTAGCATATTATTGAACACAAGTTACTGTGTGAATAACTCTATACATAGCATTGTTGGTTAGACCGTTAAGTGGGTTTTGCCCATTAAGTTGGCCATTGCTAGTCATAGTAACTGTACCACCTGCAAAGAAGTTTATTTGACTTGAACCCTCTACAGCTTGTAGGTTAGATACAACTAACGAAGTGTCGTTCGTAGCAGAATTTGACGCGCCTCGCTTCTGGATAACACTTCCTTGGTCGCCTGTTTGTCCATTGTAATTAAATGTAGCTACAATATCAGCAACGGCGTTTCCGTTTGCGTTGTAAAGTACGTTATCAGATGTTAAAGTTACTGAAGATTGACCACGGGCATGTACTGTAATTCCAGCACGACGAGTAGTCTTCCAGATGTGTTCTTCTCCCGCCACTTCGCTACGAGTCATCTGGCCTACATTTGTGCCACCTCGATTAGTAAATGTACAACCATCTGCCCCAATTTCACCAGCTCGGCCTTCCCATACTTGTGTGTTAGCTGATGCTGTTGTTGCTGTTAATGTTAAAGCGATTGCAGTTAGTTTAATTAAGTTTTTCATTGTTATATTCTTTCTATGTTAAGTGATATACTATCTATATAGTATGATTCGTTATTAGTCAAGTGCTTCTAATTAAAATAGTGGTTCTAGTGTTTCGTGATTAAAGAGGCTAGTGTGCCATCTCTTGACTTCTTCTCTGGTGTAGCTGTAGCCACTTACCTGTGATAATTCATCTATCCAAGTTGAAGGCACTACGCCTAATTTTTGTAATTCTGATTCTAAATCTCTCATCTGAGACCTCCCTGCGATATAAATGACTGTATCATATCTTCGTAATCATTGTGTTCTTGTAGATCATTCAACTGCTGTTCCGTTAAATCTAACCCATTTTTCCAACTGGCTTTTGAGACATAAGCATCACAATATTTAGGATAATCGCTGTGATCTATTCCATCCAGCTCAGTTATGATAATTCTATTAGTGTTCATTTTATTCTCCTTTGTTTATGTACTATAAGTAGCACATGATTCGTTTAGTGTCAACCCCTTAATGCAGGTGGTGCTAAACTAGATGGTATTAAAGTCTCTATGCACTGTAGCATACTATCCTTATAGAGGCTATAGATAGCTTCGTTGTATATAGCAATTAGTTCTCCGCACTCCCAAGCATTATTAATACTAACTTCACCCGTGTAAGTGCCTACTTGTTCAACCCAAGTAACTACTAGTGTTGTTATTACACCCATCACTCAGCCTCAGTATTAATTAACATAATTGGAGATCTAGGAGAAAGTTCACGTAGTCTCTTAGCGTAGTCATTAGCTACCTCATAAGAAGATTTTGGTATCCCCTTAATAGGTACGACAGTACCATTAATTTCTGTTGCGATGATGTATGTTTTATTACTGCTCATTTTATTTATTCCTTTGATTTCAATTAGTTAGTAGTGATTATGTATATCTTGTAATTCTTGTTGTTGGCAATACTCACAGGTTTCAATCTCTGATAGTTCCTCTGGTGTAGTTGATTCTCCACATGACAGACACTCGCATGATTCTTGCTGTAAGTCAATAATATAATTAGACATTCCCATTTAAAACTCCTCCATTACTGTATTCTTGTGCGCTTCATTTAATGCCGCTACTGCATGATTATATAGGTCATCACCGCGATTGATATTAACGGCATCACCATCTTCAGTAAAGTAGTGCAGATCTATGAACTCAGCATCATAGATAAAATCTAGGTATACACCATCATCCTCATGGTTAACTACGTAGACTGCTGGTGTATGTAAGTCACCGAACACTTCGTACTCTATTTCATTATCTATTATGTAAACTCTCATTGTCTTATTCCTTCTAATTAAGTTATTATGATTCTATATACACTAACATAACGCCAATGCAAACGATAATCAAACTTATTAACACTATATTTAAAAACATTAT